TTGGATGGTACCAGTAAGTCAATTACCTAATAACGCCGTAGAAGTGTATAAGCCAAATAATTATGTTCTTGCAGATCGCCCAAAGTTTTGGGGTGGTGGCGCTCATATGTTATCAACGTATGTACGTAGTAAAGGGTTTGTTGATGTAAACCAAACATTCAATAATTTCCAAGATGGTGCATTTAAAAACTATTCAGAGAATGGTAGCACTGAAGATCACGGAGTATTTTCTTGGACAACCGGAACAACTACCTCGTATAGTATGCCAGCTGTGTTGCGGCACAGAGAAGGGATATCCAATTCGACTTTATGACATAGTTGGTTCGGCTAGTACTGTATTGAACTTTGACGAAAATGGCGGTCAAGATTTTTATATTAAAGTAACTGGCATTAATACAGCAGAACTTTATGAAGACATTGAGTTTACGACTGCTGTAAATACTCAAGGATTAACAATTACAAGCAACGGTCGTATGCGTGGAGACTATGGTAATCAGATTTACTTTACTGTAGTAGTTAAGCCATTGCAACCAGCAATTGATTTTAAAACATCGAATACATCTATTGGAGATATAACAGCACACTTCAATCTTGGATGGTCTGAGATTAATCAATAATGGGAATGGGACTTCACTACCATCAAACGTTTAACAACTGGACAGACGAGAACGCGTCAACGCTTCAGTTTGGTAATCAAAAAGTTGCGTTTGATGGTTACTCAAGAATAATTTATATTGCATCAGGCGTCACCGATATAAATGCTAAAGAAGACATTTATGAAGCCTGGAAAGAATGGGTACTTGCGTCACCTGAACAAGGCACTGGAATGACATGGCCCTAAAGCTTTAAGTGTGTTAGGTGGAGACCCCAGTTACAGATGTTCAAAACGTTGGTACTACATTGTTCTTAGAGAACGGATGGAGAATTCAACCAGCAGCTTCTGGTGACGCGTATACATTAACAGTAGTCGGTAATTTATATACAAGAGAAACTGGAGAAAACCCATTTTTATTTGCTGAAGGTGTTTCTACTTCTCTTGTAAGGTCTAACATCGTAGATTTGATTACGATTGAAGCAGCGTCTGTAGCGATTACACAGGCAGATATTGATGCAATTGTTGATTCTGTATGGGATGAACAGTTAGCTGATCATAGAGACACAGGTACTACAGGCAAAAAGCTTGGAAGAATTGCAACGAAAGTGCAGGATATTGCACTTAGATAGTATATAAATAATAAATAACATAAATCATTTGGAATGGAGACAACTATGAATGATATCACAAATTTTATTAGTGCCGCTGTAGAAGATAAACCGTTAGAGGCAATCAAGGCGTTTTCATCAGCAATGGAACCTAAGATAGATGCGGCTTTAGAAAAGAAAGTTGAAGAAATATCTTCACAACTATTCAATAAAGACGAACAGGAAACAGAAGAATGAGCACTCTAAAGACCATATTAGAAAAGTACAAACAGAACGCCGAAGACGAACAGAGGTTCATGGAAAAACACACAGAAAACGTTTCTGTCATGGACGGACCCGGTGTAGCTGAAATCGAGAAGGCAGTCAAAGGCCATACGTATGCTTCACGTAAAGAGCAACGTGCAGGTTATGATGCTGGCGACGATGAGTCTGTGTACGAATCGACAGAAACTTTTTCCATCGAAGACATTAAAGCTGTCCTGTCATCAGAAGAAATCGATGAAGATATTATCAATCGCATTGAATCACATCTTGTCGAAGGTTCACCTAGTTATTTTTTGAACATTATCGACGGCGCAATTGAAACATTCCGAGAAGAAGCAACAGACGAAGAGCGCGAACTAATAGACGAAATGACTTCGACTGAGGAAGGTTATCAAGAGTTGGTTGATCTAATCTTCGAAGAAGACGATGACGAAGATGATGATGACGAAGACGAAGATGACGAAGATGATGATGACGATGATAAAGAAGTTATCAAAAAGAAAGAGAAGCCGTCGTTTTTGCAGAAAGAAAAATATAAGAAGTAATAAATGTCGAGATATTATCCCAACGAAAATTTTGAAATTAACGTCGCCAGAGGCCTTGTAAAAGGTACCTCTGGCGTTCATAAATTTGGTGCTGTGCCGTCCATGAGTACTAGTGACACAGGCACGATTTGGGATATCAGCGATACTTTTTATCCTTGGGCAACATGGGATGCCGGTCCCAGTCTCGTTACTGTAGATTGTGCTGACCCTGCTGAAGTCGGCGGCCAAGTTCAGATCGAAGGTCTTGATGCAAACTACAACACACTAATAGAAATTGTTGATCTAACATTGCAAACAGGCAATTCTTCAATTAATACATTTCGCCGTGTGTCTCGGGTTTTTTATATCGATCAGACCTCGTTGACAAATACCGGCGATATTGATGTTAAAGTTGGATTAGTAACTGTTGCCAAAATTACTGCTGGTAAAGGTCAAACATTGATGGCCGTGTATACAGTACCCGCGGGTTATACATTGTTTATTAAACATTTTGTTTGCAGTACAGTGGGCACAGATTCGTGTAGCGGTGATGTGCAATTCAGATTTGACGGTCAAAGTAACTTTAGAATTGGTCACGCATTTGAGGTGACAGGTCAGTATTCTTATGAATTCGAATCGCTTCTTGTTATTCCGGAAAAAACGGACATTGATGTTAGAGTCGAAATGATTGCCGGTAACAACGCACGTATTACATCAGCGTTTGACGGCACACTGATTAAAAACGGATTAAGTTAAGAGAGAAATCAAAATGAAGATGAAAGTATTATCAGCAGAAGCAGCAATCGGTTCTGCATCAACAGTTTCGAATGCGTCTGTGGTTAGACTTTACAATTCAAGTGCAGATACCGCATTTCTGATTACCAACAGCAACACTGCGACATTTACAATGCCGGCAGGTTCTGTTGCTTATGTTATTAAAGAACCGACAGAAACGCTTACATCAAACGCCGCCGTCTTGGCAACATCGATTGCTTACTCATAAGGTAAAAACAATGAAACTAATCACAGAAGTTACTGAAACGGTAAAGGTACTCACCGAAGAGAATGAAAACGGCAAAAAGAATATGTTCATTGAGGGTATTTTTCTTCAAGGAAATATTCCTAATAGAAATGGTCGTAGGTATAATACCGATATTCTCGAACGAGAAGTAAATCGTTACATGTCCGAATCAGTAGAAAAAGGTCGCGCTTATGGCGAACTTGGTCATCCAAATGGTCCCACAATCAATCTTGACCGAGTTTCACATATGATCACACAACTTCGTCGAGAAGGAGATAACTTCATCGGCAAGGCAAAAATTTCTTCAACACCTATGGGTCAAATCGCAGCGGGTCTCATCGAGGACGGTGCACAATTAGGTGTTTCTTCAAGAGGTATGGGTTCTCTGAAAGAGGGCAAAGATGGCGTTATGGAAGTGCAAGAAGATTTTTATCTTGCAACTGCGGCCGATATTGTTGCTGATCCTTCAGCACCTGATGCGTTTGTAAATGGCATCATGGAAGGTGTTGAATGGGTTTGGAACAATGGGAAACCTGTAGCACACACACTTGAAGATATTAAGGAAGAAATTGAAAAGAGCTCTCGAAAGAAGAAACTCGACGAACAGAAAAGAATACAGATGTTCGAAAAATTTCTTCGATCAGTTTAAAATTAAAATTCATATAAATACACAGTATACTTCAAAAATTTTTAGGGAGTTAGATCAATGACTGAAGAAAACAAAGAGGTCTCTCTTGCTAGTTCAGAGGACCAAAATATAGCTGAAGAGAGCATCGAAGAAACAACTTCGGCGATGGCCTCTCTAAAGCCAACAGCATCAAAATCTGAGATGCTTTCAAAGGCAATGAAACATTTTGCTGGCATGTCCAGGCAGGATCTTTCTGCGTTTCTTGATAAGACACTCGACCAAGTTGGAAAAGAGGCTGACTCAGGTCTTGCTACTTCTGCCCAAAACATGGGTGACATTAAGATGAATTCTGTCGCTGCACCTGCACCTATGGCTGCAGGCGTAAAAGAAGACGTTGAGTCCTTGTTTGACGGTGAAGAACTTTCTGAAGATTTTCACGCAAAAGCTACTACTCTTTTTGAAGCGGCAGTTTCAAACCGAGTTACAATTGAATCTGCACGTATCGAAGAAGAATACGAGACTAAGCTCGAAGAGCAAGTTTCCGAATCTATCTCTGAACTGCATGAACAGATCAACACATATATGGATTACGTAGTCGAGAAGTGGCTAGAAGAAAATTCTGTCGAACTCGAAAACAATTTCCGTGTTGAAAGCACAGAGAACTTTATCGAAGGATTGAAGACTCTCTTTGCTGAAAATTATGTCGATGTTCCTTCTGAGAAGGTTGACATGATTGGTGAAATGGAAAATGCAATTTCTGAACTAGAAGATCAAATCGAGTCTGTAGTATCAGAGAATGTACGTTTGACAAACGAAATCAACGAAAACATGGTCGTCTCCGCTTTTGAAGAGGTCACTGAAGGCCTTGTTGATACACAAGTTGAGAAACTTCGTTCTTTGAGTGAGAATGTTGAGTTTGCTTCAATTGATGAATATAAAGAAAAATTAGCCATCATCAAGGGCCAATATTTCTCTGAGTCAAAAGAAGAAACTAATACTGGTCTTATCATCGAAGAAGATACCATTGGTTCGAATGACAATGGATCCGATGAGAAGGTTGTACCTGTTGAGATGAGAAATTATGTTCAAGCAATCTCAAAAACAATTAAAAGATAAATTTATATAAATATAAACGGTATCTGCCCAAATTCAAAAATAGGAGTACTACTAAATGAATTTAAACGAACAAATTCAGAACAAGTGGGAATCAGTGATCTCTCATCCTGATCTTCCCGAGATTCAGGACCAGCACAAACGTCAAGTGACTGCTATGGTTCTCGAAAACACTGAGCGCGCTCTGCGTGAATCTGCTGAGATAGGCGCTGACCAATCTTTGCTTTCAGAAACGGCACCTACTAACGCTGTCGGCGTTGGTGGCATGGCTGGTAACGCTAACTTGGGTTCTTACGATCCAATCCTTATCTCACTCGTTCGTCGCGCTATGCCTAACTTAATGGCATATGATGTATGTGGTGTGCAGCCAATGACTGGTCCTACTGGACTGATCTTTGCATTGCGTACTAAGTACACCAACCAAGGCGGCGCAGAAGCATTCTACAACGAAGCAGACACAGCACACTCGTCTACTGCATCTGGTGCTAACACACCCGGTGGCGAGCAGGTTGGTACTGACTTCGATAGCGATGCTAACAACCTTAACCTTCCCGACACTCAGTCTTACAACTATACTCAAGGTATGGAGACAGGCGCTACTGAAGGAAACGCTGCGTTCAACGAGATGGCATTCAGCATCGATAAGGTGACTGTAACTGCTAAGTCACGCGCTCTGAAAGCTGACTACTCACTCGAACTTGCACAAGACTTGAAAGCTGTTCACGGTCTTGACGCAGAAGCTGAGTTGTCAAACATTCTTGCTGCTGAGATTCTTGCTGAAATCAACCGCGAAGTTATTCGTTCAATCAACGTAACTGCTGTACGCGGTTCTGTTGGCGGCGTAACTACTGACGGTTTCTTCGACCTCGACGTCGATGCAAACGGCCGTTGGTCTGTTGAGAAGTTCAAGGGTCTTATGTTCCACATCGAACGCGAAGCAAACATAATTGCTAAGCAGACTCGACGTGGAAAGGGTAACGTAATCATCTGTTCTTCTGACGTTGCTTCTGCACTTCAGATGGCTGGTGTTCTCGATTACACTCCTGCTCTGAACAGCAACAACCTCCAAGTAGACGATACTGGTAACACCTTCGCTGGTGTACTGAATGGTCGTTACCGTGTATATATCGATCCATACACAACTGGTAACTACATGACTATCGGTTATAAGGGTGCTAACGCATTCGACGCTGGTCTTTTCTACTGCCCATATGTTCCTCTGCAAATGGTACGCGCTGTCGATCAAGACACGTTCCAGCCAAAAATTGGTTTCAAGACCCGTTATGGCATGGCTCCAAACCCATTCGCAAAAGGTGCAAATAGTCCTGAAGCAGCTGCAGCGCTTGAAGTTGATTCAAACGTTTACTACCGCAGAACTGTTGTACAGAACTTGCTGTAATAAAAAGAATCCCAAAAGGGACATTTTTGAGAGGCGCTTCGGCGCCTCTTTTTTTTGGTTGACATAAATACAAGAATATTGTTATAATTACTTTGCGGAGCATAGAATCACCATGGCCATTAATAAGAATATGTTATCCCCCACAGGGTTTAGCTTTAGTATCAATAAAGCTGAATCAATGGAGTTCTTTGTACAGTCTATTACCCTTCCTGGAGTTAATCTACCGTTCACAGAGATGCCAACTCCGTTCAAAAAGATTCCTGTATATGGTGACCACATAGAATACGAAACGCTAGAAGTCACATTTAAGATCAATGAAGATATGAGTAACTATCTTGAGATATTTGATTGGATTACCGCAATTGGTTTTCCAGAAGAATTCGAACAGTTTGCACAGATAGAGAATCAAGACAGTTTTTCAGGTAGAGGAATATATTCCGATGCAAATATCATGATACTCAGTAGCGCCAGGAATCCATTAATGCGTATTGATATTATTGATATGTTTCCTATATCACTTACACCGATACAGGTCGATTCAAAAGATACAGAGATTGCTTACATAGAAGCAACTGCTTCGTTTAAGTTTGCTAATTATCGCTTTACAAAAGTTTAACCATGTAGTATAATGTTATATTAGGTGTAACTTTTTAAAGAGTATATAGTATGACGTTAGACGAAATATTTGAAGAATGGTCAAAAGACAGCCAGTTGGACAAAGCAGAAATTGGAAATGCAGCCCTTGAGATTGCTAAGTTACATAACAAGTATTACCAGTTTTTGTCTCGCGAAAGACTTCTTCTTAAAAAGATGGAGTCTCAAACGAAAGAATTAAAATTGGAAAAATACGAGTTTTATACAGACGGTCCGACACAAGAACAGATTGAAAAAGGATGGAAACTTCCTGCAAAAGGTAAGATATTAAAAGCTCAGATTAATGATTATCTGGATGCTGATAGTGAAATCATAAAGGCTAACCTAAAATTATCATATCAGTCAGAAAAAGTGGAAACACTTAACTCAATATTGAAAACAATATCGACAATGGGGTTTCACATTAAATCGTATATTGATTGGGAAAGATTTAAAGTCGGAGGATTATGAAAAGGGAAGATTTCAGAGAGCACGAACTACAGTCTTTTAATAGGCTCTTTAGAGTTGATCTTGATATTACAGGTCTGTGTAACCGTCAATGTACTTTTTGTCCGAGAGTTGACGATTTAATTTATCCCAACATCAATAAACATATGCCGATGGAACTCGTCGAAAAAGTTATTGGTGAGTTGGTCGATGCTGAATTTGGTTATCGCAAGACAGCTTTCATTGAACTCGCCGGTCGAGGTGAGACTACAATGCATCCCGAATGGAAAAAGATTCTCAAATTCATCTATAATTATCCTAATAGAAAATTCGGAGTCAGACTCACCACCAATGGTCATAACATTGAGGAATGGTGGGATGAAATGTCTCATTATCTTGATGAGTTGATTTTAAATAGTTATGATGACCGAGAAGAGTTTTGGCATCGTGTTGAAACGTATGTCACTTTACCATCCGGAGAGATTGTAGAACACGAATATAAACCGGATGGAATGGGACCAGCTGAAATCAATGCTTGGAGTAAAGCGAATCCATTTACCATGCCCAACGGCAAAAACAAACTTCCTAATTCTCAACAGGCCGAGACCGTTTTTGTTTATGAGTTTAACAATCGAAGTGGTTCTTTCGATGCCGAGTTTACTAGTGACGTTAAACTGCAAAGGGTGAGAGACCGCGGAGTTTGTTGGCATCCAATCAGACAAGTTTTTATAAGTTACGAAGGCGAATATCAGATGTGCTGCAATGATTGGAATAATCAGATAATCATCGGTAGTTGTTACGATAACGATGTTGTAGAAATGTATCTAAGACATCCAAAAATGAAAAGAATACAGGAACTATTGTTGACGGGAAAACGATCTGAGATACTTCCTTGCGCTAAGTGTGACGATGTTCAAACATCTCAAAATTCAACTTATGAGACGATATGTGAATTGCGTGACAGTAAAGAATTCTCTGAATATTACCAAGAACTTTCCGATAACGTCTATGATTTGGGACTAGCAGTAGGTCGATGATAAACATATATAAACAAAATGAAGTATACAACAAGATAGAATGTTCCGATAGAGGCCTTGCCAGAGAACTATCTGATTACTTTACATTTAAGGTACCTGGATATCAATTTATGCCAGCGTACAGGAACAAAATTTGGGATGGTCAGGTTAGGTTATACAATCTAAATCAAAATACACTCTACACAGGGCTCATGCATTACGTCGAAAAATTTTGCGATGAGCGAGGATACGAATATGTGTATCACTATGATAACTCAGCAAATAACTTCTCTATTAACGAAGCTAATCAATTTCTTAGAGAGCAAAAATTCACTCTCGAACCTAGGGACTATCAGGTCAGCGCTTTTGTGGATGCTGTACGTTATAACCGTGGTCTTTTCCTTTCTCCCACTGCCTCAGGCAAATCGTTTATTATATATATGATTCTGCGTTGGCATTTAAAGCCGACACTGATCATCGTTCCCACCACCTCACTTGTACACCAGATGTACTCTGATTTTGAGTCTTATGGATTTAAATCAGAAAAATATTGTCATAAAATATACTCCGGTCAAGATAAAGTTACCGACAAACCGGTCGTTATCACCACATGGCAATCAATCTATAAACTAGACAAATCTTGGTTTGAAAACTATGATGTTGTTATTGGTGATGAAGCACACCTATTCAAAGCAAAATCTTTATCGACGGTTATGACAAACCTTGAGAATACAAAGTATCGTTATGGATTTACTGGTACACTCGACGATACTCAGACACATAAACTTGTACTTGAAGGTCTGTTTGGTCGAGTAAATCAAGTCACCACGACGAAAGAACTTATGGATGCTGGCACTGTTGCCGATTTTAAAATTAAAATAATTACATTGACATATCCAGATACCTCAAGAAAGATCGTGAGTAAAATGAAGTATCAGGATGAAATGGACTATATTGTAACATTGCCTTCACGTAATCAATTCATCAAAAATTTAACGTTGTCACTTAACGGTAACACACTAATACTTTTCCAGTATGTTGAAAAACATGGTCAAATGTTGTATAATATGCTTAAGGATGAAAATCGCAAGGTGTTTTTTGTACATGCAGGAGTCAAAGGTGAAGAAAGAAATGAAATCAGGAACATCGTTGAAAAGGAGCGCGATGCTATTGTCGTTGCTAGTTACGGTACTTTTTCTACAGGGATTAATATTAGGAATTTACATAATGTCATCTTCGCTTCACCTTCCAAATCCAAAATCAGAAACCTCCAGTCAATCGGCCGAGGACTTAGAACTTCAGAGACTAAGAGCTCTGCGGTTCTATACGATATAGCGGACGACTTATCGTGGAAAACAAAAAACAATTTCACACTGAGGCATCTGATGGAACGTATTAAGATTTACGATGACGAACAGTTCAACTATAAAATATATAACGTGAGTATCGATGTATGATAGTATTAATAAATTTAGTTAATGAAACCGACGTGATCGGTAGATTAATAAAAAATGGCCATGATCAAGTTCATCTTACAGATGTTATGAAGATTTATATGATGCCAAGCCTCAACGCATCAGCACCGCCCGTAATATACTGCCGAAAGTTTTCACCATACGTGGTAGGATATGACGTAACTCTCAGAAATATCCACATCTTAAATCAGACACCCGAGTACGATATTGATCAACTTGTTCTTGACTATTATATGACCACAGTAAAATCTTATAAAGATAATCAGGATGGTCGGTTAAAGTTGAGCACAGAATACTCTTACAATGAAGAAGAACACGAAGAACTAGAAGATAGTCTATTCGATAAATTTAAAGATACATTGAAGAAGGACATACACTAATGTCGGAATATGTTAATAACAAACAATTTTATGCTATGATTTGTAAATTCAAAGAAGAGTGTAATAAGGCTGAAGACGAAAATTTACCTACGCCTAGAATACCTGAACCTATCGGCAATTGTTTTGTAATGATCGCAACAAAACTCGCCACAAAAGGAAACTTCGTTGGTTATACGTACAAAGATGAAATGATTTCTGATGCATTAGAAAATTGTGTTGTGGCGGTACACAGTTTTAATCCAGAAAAATCTAAGAATCCTTTTGCGTATTTCACTCAAATTATCTGGTATGCCTTTCTTCGGCGTATCGAGAAAGAGAAGAAGCAGACGTATGTTAAGTATAAAGCTTTAGAACATTTGGCTCTCGAAGAAAGATTAAACGACGTCGAGGGTGAACTGTATAGTAAGTATGATACCGAAAACGAAAAGATGAAACCCATTATCGAAAAATTTGATAAGAAAAAAACTTCAAAGAAGAAAAAAGATGGAGGTCTTGAAAAGTTTCTATGAAGAACGTCGCGATTTATTTCGGTCACGATTGTAGTTTAGCAATGCACGATACGAACAGAAAAGATATCTATGCGGTAGAACTGGAAAGACTCAGTGGTGAGAAGCATCATCTGTTTTCGTCTGGCGCAATGTTCAGTGATGGTAGAAAAGGTCAGGTAGAGAAAGCGACCAGATATATACAACTGGCGTTTGATTCTATTATGGATTCACATTACGATTCGACTGAAGATAGAACAGTCGAAAAGATTTATGTTAAGCTAATGATGAATAATAGACAGACTACTGCTTTTTTTCAAGAAGTTTTCACCGGCACAAACATAGACTTTAAAAGACTGGTTGTTTGCGACGAATCGGACAGACACCATACATTGCATTTGTATTCTGCCTTTATCACGTCACCTTTCGAAGATTGTTTTAGTATTTCGTGGGACGTTGCCGGCGACGATGATTGCACCCTAATGGCAGAAGTAAGAAATGGCAAAATTGTTTCATCTAAATCAATGAATAAAAGTTATGGCAATATGTACAATACTGCCGCACAAGCTTGCAGTAGTTTGAAGAACACAAAAAATATGCTCGACTTAGCTGGAAAACTAATGGGTCTTTCTGCTTATGGTGAAGTCACCGATAAAGATGCTGTGTGGGAAACAGAAAAAACTATCGATTTTTTCGAACGAAGAAGTCAAGTTATGTTGCATCCGGACAAAACTCAAAAAGGATTCATGACCATGAGTTTTACAGGTTGGCAAACATGGGAAAGAATCGATAAAAGAGTTGTGTTGAATAACCACATCAGAGCAGCTGATTCTCCGTATGGTGGTGCGATTGCTCTGGACTTTTCTGAATGGTCAGATAAGTCTCGTTGGAATAGATTTTGGTTAAAAGGTAAAGAAGAATATGATTTTGCTTGGGCCGCACAAGAGTTCCTAGAAAGAGCTCTGATCAGATTAGTTTCTAGTAATATGGAAAAGATTATGGCATCTGGTGGTAACCTATTGCTCTCAGGTGGTTGTGCACTTAATGTATTGTGTAATCAAAGAATAAAAGAAGAATTTCCTCACTTGAACATTTATGTACCTCCGAATCCCAACGACGGTGGTAACAGTGTAGGTCTTCTTGCCAAGAAACTAATGCATGAACGCGTTATGAACTACAAAGACTATCACAGCAATAGTATCAAAGGCATAAGAGTAACCGACAGGCATAAGTTTAAAGAATATTTTCCCGACGCGGAAAAAGTAGGTCTACGTGATATTGTCGAAACAATAAAATCAGGAAAGATAGTTGGACTCATACAAGACAACTGTGAGTTTGGACCACGAGCACTTGGATTTCGATCAATACTTTGTGACGCGACCTATCCACGTATGAAAGAAATCTTGAATGCGAAGGTAAAGAAAAGAGAATGGTATAGACCATTCGCGCCTGTTTGTAGGCTTGAAGATGCCGCAAAATATTTTGATAGTCCGAACTTTAGAAATACCGAACATATGTCGTATACGGTCAAAGTGAAAGAAGAATACAGAGAAAAACTTTCGTCAATTACACATATTGACGGTACGGCAAGATTACAGACCGTAACGAGCTTTACAAATGGGTTATTATATGCGATACTATCCCATATAGATGGTGTTCTACTGAACACCTCGTTTAATGTGAACGGAAAACCTATTCTGAACACATTCGAAGACGCTAAAAATATATTAGATAACACCGATCTTGATTGTATCTGTTATCTAGACGATGAAGGTCGCCTATGGAGAACATTGCTCGATGAAGATAGCACTGATAACGGATCAACATTTCGGAATTAGGAATGACAGCACACAATTTCACGAATATTATAAAAAGTTTTATAGTGAAGTATTTTTCCCAACCTTGGAAGAACATGGTATCAAAGATATCATTGAATTGGGAGACATTTTTGATCGACGTAAGTACGTCAATTTCGATAGTCTTGAGCGTTGTACTGATTATTTTTTTGGTCCAATTTTTCGTAAGGGCATCAATCTCCATTGCATCGTTGGCAATCATGATACTTACTTTAAGAACACTAACGCCGTAAACGCACCACGGTTACTTCTTGGATGGATGGCTGGCAAATGCAAGAGTTGTATCACCGGCAATCCATCAGAATTGTTTATATACCAAGACGCATCAAGCGACATTGATTTTGATGGATGTAAAATAATGTTTATGCCTTGGATCAATAGTGGTAATTATGATCGCGCAATGGATACAATCAAAAACAGCAACGCTGATGTGGTCATGGGTCACCTTGAGTTAAGAGGATTTGAGATGTATAAAGGTGCAACTATCGACGCAGGCCTCAGTCACACGTTGTTTGAAAAATTTGATATGGTAATGTCTGGTCACTTCCATCACAAGTCCTCGAAAGACAACGTACACTATCTTGGTTCGCCTTATCAGATGACCTGGTCTGATTATAACGATGATCGTGGATTTCACATCTTTGATACTGAAACAAGAGAGTTGACATACATTAAGAATCCGTTTATTATGTTTCATAAGGTATTCTTTGATGACGTAGAAGTGGATGATATTCCCGACTTCTCGCATCTGAAGGATACTTACGTTAAAGTTGTTGTTAAAAACAAAAACAATCCATATGTGTTTGATTTGTTCATGGACAAGTTGAACTCCTGTGAACCTGTACATGTACAGGTAGTTGAAGACAATCTTAATCTTGATATCGGTGATGAGAGTGATTTTATTGATGAGGCAGAAGACACAATGACCATTGTTAAAAAGTACGTCGAAGGTCTTTCTCGCAGTCTTTCTCTCAGTGACACTCAGTCTAAAAATGTATCGTCGATGTTAAATGATCTTTATCAGGAAGTTTTAAGTAATGATTAAATTCACTAAGGTTCGGTGGTGTAACTTTTTAAGTACAGGCAATCAATTCACCGAGATACAATTAAACCGATCAGCGTCTACATTGATTGTTGGTGAGAATGGCGCAGGCAAGTCCACGATGCTTGACGCCATTCTCTTTGCGTTGTATGGTAAACCATATCGCAACATTAATAAACCACAGTTATTGAATTCTATCACCCAGAAAAATTTACTTGTAGAGATAGAGTTTCTTATTAAAGGTAAACACTACACGATTCGTCGCGGTATGAAACCTAATATCTTTGAAATTATTTGTGATGGTAAATTAGTAGACCAGAATGCTAGTGTGAAAGAATATCAAGATTACTTGGAGAAAAATGTACTGAAACTAAACCACAAGTCGTTTACTCAGATAGTTGTGGTTGGTTCTGCCAACTTTGTTCCTTTCATGCAGCTCAAACCACAAGATCGTCGGCAAGTGATTGAAGACTTGCTGGACATTGAAATCTTCACAAAGATGTTTAATGTCTTAAAGGAAAAGGTCTCAGAAAACAAATCTCTGATAGTGTCTACCAAACACGACATTGATATTTTTGAGCAGAAGATTGAAATGACTCGCAAGCACATGAATGAGATTCGATCACTCAAACAATCTGACCGTGATGAGAAGGAGAAACGCCTCCTTGAGTTCCAGACGAAGATCGTTGATGTTAATACTAGGATGCAAGATGTAACTGATATCGTCCGAATCGCGTTGGATGAGATATCCGATTCGGATAAAGTACAGAAGAAACTGAAACAGTTAGAAAAACTTGAAATGCAGCTAAAGAGTAAGATCACAACAATCGATAAAGAGATATCTTTTTTCGAGGATCATGATGAGTGTCCTACTTGTCAGCAGGAAATTAATACACAGTTTAAGACTGATCATGTACATGTAAAGGCCGTGAAGCAGTCAGAAATTACGAATGGTTTAAACGATCTGCAATCACACTTCGCTGAAGTAAGAGAAAGAATTAAACAAATCGCATCGGTGCAAACTGATATTAATACCCGTCAAAAGGAGATTATGGAGTTGACTGCGGAACACCGTTCATACTCCAACCGAGTGACTGAACTGAAGGCGAGCCTGAATGAAGAATTACCGCAGGACGAGGTTGATCTTGAAGAATTGGAACAGTATCAGCATGAATTGCAGAACTCACAGATGACTTATAAGGGCCTTATTGCTGAACGAGAGATTCACGAAATCTCTACATCGTTGTTGAAAGAGGGTGGTATTAAGTCCAAAATCATCAAACAATATGTTCCGATCATCAATAAACTGATGAATAAATATCTCGCAGCGATGGAGTTTTTTGTACAGTTTGAACTTGACGAAAACTTCAACGAGAAAATCAAATCACGATTTCGGGATGAATTTACTTATCAGTCTTTTTCGGAAGGCGAAAAGATGAGAATCGATCTATCACTTCTTTTCACATGGCGCGCAGTCGCCAAACTACGTAACTCGATATCGACCAATCTGTTAATCATGGATGAGGTTTTCGATAGTTCGTTGGACACTACTGGCACAGATGAATTTCTGAAGATTATCACATCGTTGAGTTCTGATACAAATACATTTGTAATCAGCCACAAAGGCGACCAATTGTTTGATAAGTTCCACTCCAATATTAAATTCGAAAAGGTTAAAAACTTTTCACAGATGGCAGCGTGAGGTAAACATGTACGAGTATAGTTGTGTGATTAAAAGAGTAATCGATGGTGACACCATTGAGGTTGATATTGATCTTGGGTTTGATGTTTGGTTACATAATCAACGTGTTAGACTCGCAGGCATTGACGCGCCAGCAATCAGAACAACAGACCTCGAAGAAAAGGAAATGGGTTTTGAGACAATGCGTTTTGTTGAAAAAATGTTGCCTGTTGGAGAAGAACGAACACTCCAGTCGCGTAGTGATATGAGAGGAAAATACGGTCGCATTATTGGTAGTTTTTTGGTGTACGACGGCAACGACGATAGATGGACCGATTTATGTGAGTTGTTATTGGAACAAGGATTAGCAGAAGTTTTTGTATAGGAGAGTAACATGTTTAGAATTGAAACGAGAGAAAGAGAAGACCTAGAAGATTGGTATCCTGTCATCGACATGGCCAAGTCAAGATCAAAATCGGTCGTTAGAGTTTTTATGAATGATAAAGAAGTGAATGGTTATGTCAAGACGGCAAAACTCAAAGAAGAATTGTATAGGGTTATCGATCTGGAAAAGGAAGAATAATTATGATTTTCGATGACTTCATATCACCTTGTCAAGATTTCGACGAAAAGATAAAAGATCGAAGGCCTCTTTTCCTTAGAAAAGAAAGACCGTTTTTCAAAAAGAAACTTACGGATATGATTTCATGGAAAAAGATAAACCGTTACATCAACACCACCCTGTGGACTGTTGATGATTTGCATCAAGAGTGGAACGAGAAAGGTCGACTTTCATTGTTTCAAGACCTTGATAAGATTGATCCGCGCATATATGAAATAAGAGATGAGATTGAAAGTCGTTACGGTGCCGGTTATCAGTGTGAACCTGTATTGTGTATGTACAATGAAGCATGTGATTGGTCAGAGATATATTCATCCGAAACGGACGGATTCTTTTTGCAATTAATTGGCAGTACAGATTGGGAAGTTTTTCCAGTCAGAGCCAAAAACAAAAAGGATTTATGGCAACCCGTGAATAATGATCTTTATATTCCTATTGTAGAAAAAACAACTATGGAATCCGATATTATGTACTTGCCAAGAAATATATTTTTACGTGCACGGCCTAGGTCTGTGTGTGTACTCTTGCGGTTTAATGTATGGCTACCGCCAAAACCATTTGAAAGAACTACCAAAAAAAGATTTTATGATTTTATGCCTATTAGAGGAAAAGTATTGAATGAAGACAGACCTGATACCTTCGACGAGTGATTTACTTCACCGTAAACTTGACAATTTTGATTTTGAAGAACATGATGCGAAAGAAATAGCGTCTACTTTATTCAACTGTTTGGTGGAATACAAAGGCCTTGGTCTTGCGGCTAACCAGATAGGAATGGATCACCGCGTTTTTATTATGCGCGGCAACCCTTGTAACGTATGTTTTAATCCTGCGGTAACTTATGAAAGCGAAGAAACCATTCTTTTAGAAGAAGGGTGCTTGACTTATCCTGACCTATTTGTTAAGATTAAAAGATCAAAGATGATTCGTGCAAAATGGACAAATGAACTAGGCGAAGTAAAGACTGGTAAATTTGACGGCATGACGGCGAGAGTTTTTCAACATGAACTCGACCACTTGAACGGCATTTCTCACATTGATCTAGCAACAAAGTTCCATAAAGAACAAGCAATGAAGAAAATGAAGAAAATCAAAAGAATGAAAAGGAGGGTATAATATGGATTTTTCCATTCCAGTTGAAGAACTTAAAGAACAAAAACTATTTGTCGCAGTGCCTATGTACGGAGGTCAATGTGCTGGTATGTTCGCAAGATCACTCGCTGACCTCACCGGTGTCTGTACACAATACGGTATACCTTTACAGTTTTATTTCTTGTTCAATGAGTCGCTTGTAACTCGCGCTCGCAACTATTGTGCTGATGAGTTTATGCGTTCAGACTGTACGCATATGATGTTTATCGATGCAGATATCGGATTCAAAGCAAAAGATGTAATCGCTTTGTTGGGACTCGCAGTACAAAACCCCGATGAAATGGATATTGTTTGTGGTCCTTATGCCAAGAAGACAATTGCATGGGAGAAGATCAAGCAGGCAGTTGATATGGGTGCCGCTGATGAAGACCCCCAATCAATTGGAAAATTATGTTGGTGATTACGTCTTCAATCCCAAAAGGTGGTTCACGTATTAAAATCGGTGAACCGTGTGAAGTAGCAGAAGGCGGTACTGGTTTCATGTTAATACAACGCAAGGTCTTTGAAGCTTACGATAAACATTATCCTCAGTTTCTTTATAAGCCTGATCATGTTCGAACCGCAAACTTTGACGGTTCGCGGGAAATCATGGCATACTTCGATGCACTCATTGATGATAAGTCACAGAATCTTGTACCAGAGATTACGGCATTTTATGAAGAAAATCCTGATGCCCAACGTGACGATGTAATTGCATTCTTGGATGATAAACGGCATGGTATTGTTCGTGAAAATTATTCAAATAGGTACTTGTCAGAAGACTACATGTTCTGTTATAATGTACAAAGGATGGGTATGAAAATTTGGTTGTGTCCTTGGATGGAACTGAAACATGTAGGTACCTATATCTTTGGCGGAAGTCTAAGACACTTAGCTTCTGTCGGTGCAACAAGTACGGCTGATCCGTCTAAACTCACCAAGAAGAAACCAATTAAATAACTGGAGTCATATTATGAAATTATCTGAAAGAACCATGCAAATTCTACGTAACTATTCTTTGATCAATCCCTCTCTGCAATTTCAAGAAGGTGATGTACTGAGAACCATTTCACCAAACAAGACAGTGATGGCTAAAGCGAAACTTGACGGTTCAATTCCTTCTACGTTTTCGATTTACGAGTTGTCACGTTTTCTTGGTGTAATATCTTTATTCGAAGACCCTCAGTTTGAGTTAGACGAAAGCAAGGTCGACATTACATCAAAAGGCCGTAAGGTCAGTTATACATTCGCGGACCCATCGACAATCGTTACACCACCTAATCGTGATCTGTCTGTCGATGATGCTGATGTTGAGTTTGTTCTCCAACAGGAAGACTTTGCTCAAGTCATGAAGGCTATGAGCGTTATGAGTTTGCCTCACTTCACAGTGGTCGGTGAGAATGGCAAAATCATTCTTCGTGGTACGGATACTAAGAATCCTTCTTCGGATAAATACGATATTGAAGTTGCTGAAACTGATCTAAACTTCAATGCTGTGTTTAAAATTGAAAACATGAAGATTTTACCTTCGACATATAATGTCAAGATTTCAAAGAAAGGTATTGCACAATATTCTTCTGATGACGTTGACTATTGGATTTCTATTGAAAGTACATCAACGTTTGAATAGATAGAAGAACAAAAGGGGTAGTGACTATGGGACCAGGTCATTACAGTGTCAACGCGAAGGGCAACATCGGGGCGGTTGGTACACTTTATATAATTATTGAGGTGGTTTTATGCGTGATGAATTTCTTTGGGTCGAAAAGTATCGGCCAAAAACTGTAGAAGATACAATTCTACCTACTAACCTGAAAGAAACGTTTCAAACGTTTGTCGAACAAGGTAATATTCCTAATCTGATTCTATCTGGCGGTGCTGGTATCGGTAAAACGACCATCGCTCGTGCTATGCTTGAACAGTTGCAATGTGATTATATCGTTATCAACGGTTCAATGAACGGTAATATCGATACACTTCGCAATGAGATTATGCTGTTCGCCTCGTCTGTCTCCTTGCAAGGAGGACGAAAGTACGTGATACTAGATGAGGCAGACTATCTAAATGCAAACTCGACCCAACCCGCTCTCCGTAACTTCATGGAAGAGTTTTCGAGTAACTGCGGTTTTATTCTAACGTGCAACTTTAAGAATCGCATTATTGAACCACTACACTCTCGGTGTTCTGTCATAGACTTTTCTTTCACAAAAGAAGATAAGGCTGTCATGGCACAACAGATGTTTAAACGTGTGTTGAATATACTCGGTACAGAAAACATTACGTTTGATAAGATGGCCGTTGTTGAGGTTGTGAAAAAGTATTTTCCAGACAATCGCCGTATTCTAAATGAATTGCAACGATACGCAGCAACAGGTAGTATTGATAGCGGTATACTCGCAAATTTCAAAGATGCCACAATCAACGATCTGATCAAGCATCTAAAGGAAAAAGATTTTACATCTATGCGTAAATGGGTCGCGAATAACAGTGACGTTGAGTCGACTGAATTGTATCGTCAGATTTATGATACATGTACAAACTTCATGCCGACCTCTGCGATTCCGCAACTAGTTTTGACACTTGCTGATTATCAATACAAGGCGGCCTTTGTTGCTGACCATGAGATTAATACCACAGCTTGTCTTACTGAAATTATGATTAACTGCGAATTCGGAAGTTGATGTATGTTTCTGAATAAAAAGAAGGATAGACAATGCGGATTGTTCGACTGTTCAAACAAACTGAACGAAAGTCACGCAACCGTTAGAGTCGGTGATGAAGGTGACTATACGGACATTGCTGTTTGTGACGAGTGTGAGCGACTGCTCGAAACTTTAGAGGCAAAATCACAGGAGTTATTTGATGAGTCCCTTTGATTATTTGAAAAGTATCAATGTTTCAAAAGATAACATGATGCGCGGTACTGATAACGACGATTTAGCGGAACAACAATATAAACCGTTCCTTATAAACCGTGGTTTGTCGTATTTTCAAGACACCATTATGTTTGCAAATGAAATGAACCTACACACTCACTGCGACAACAAACTTCAGTATGAGTTTTTACTAAATACCGTTAGACCCTAAGAAAAGGTTTTCTGAGTGGTTTAAGAAGGTGCAAAGTGACGACGTAGAATCGGTTATGGAATATTATGGTTATAGTCATTCCAAGGCGATTCAAGCCTGCACTGTACTCTCTCAAGACAATCTCATAACAATAAAAAAGAAACTGGAGAAAGGCGGTTGAGTATATGCAAAATATTGTTGACACACTCGTAGAAATCTCACTGAAAGATAATGATGATTTCTTAAAGATTAGGGAAACTTTAACCCGTATTGGTATTTGTTCTGCGAAAGATAAGAAACTTTTTCAATCGTGTCACATTTTACATAAACGTGGTAAGTATTACATTGTACATTTTAAGGAATTGTTTGCTCTTGACGGCAAGCCTACAAACTTTTCCGAAGAAGATCGGTCACGTCGCAATGCGATTGTGAAGTTGTTGCAAGAATGGGAACTATTGACTATCGTTAGTGCCTTCGATGATCAGGAAGTGGCACCCATTAATACCATTAAGATCATTTCTCACAAAGATAAGTCAGAGTGGGAATTAGTTGCCAAATATAGTATTGGCAACAAGAAGAAATAGCTTGACAAACCGTTACTGGTTTGTTACTATGGTAAAAGAATCAAGTGATTCTGTTTGTTTAAATAAAACTATGGAGTAAATTATGTCTCAAAAAACTAATGTATTGAATGCGTTTATGAACGGCGAACAACTTAGCGCCAAACAGATTTCATCTCGTTTTAATGCGGCTAACCCAACAGCTGTTGTCAACTCACTTCGAATGGATGGTTATTCTATCTACTTGAACAGTGGCTCACAAGACTCTCGCGGCCGTACACGCGCCAGCAAGTACCGTCTCGGTACAGCATCACGATCAGTAGTCGCTGCCGGCTACAAAGCACTCGCTAACGGACTAGTCTAAATAAAAAGGGGGGGTGCAATGCCCCCTTATACTTTTGCGGCGGGTCTGTGACAGTTTTCGCTTCCCGCGAGAATAGTGGGGGTTAAATTCCCTACCGCCGCTCCAACCGATCGCAAAAGTTTCTGCGGCGGGTCTGTGACAGTTCTTACTTCCCGTAAGAATAGTGGGGTTAAATTCCCTACCGCCGCTCCAACCTATTGATTTCATTGAAAAACAAAATGCTTGACGTAGTGTCATGAAATATGATATCATGGTCTTTTACGGTGGAGATATACGTGGCAATTAAGCGATCTTACAAACTCAATAAAGAACAGCGCAAAATCGCTTATGGTGCAATTGATTTTGTAATCGATAAGTTTATGCCGCGTCTCCGTGATAAACTCAGCATACGTATAACCGGTATTGAAGAACTTGAAAAAAAGGAACACATTCGAGCAGACTGTCTTTTTACAGACGATGAAGAACGACGCGCTCGTGTGTTTTTAATCCGTGTCGACAATACTTTGCCTCTTGAGGAGTTTCTTGTTACCATTATGCATGAACTCGTCCACGTCAAACAATGGGCAAAAGGTGAGATGTATCGTTTACACAGACAAAAAGGTATGGTGTACCGATGGTGCGGCACTAAAATAAAGATTGACAATTATGACTATTATGATTATCCTTGGGAGATAGAAGCTCATGGCCGAGAGTACGGTTTGAGTCTTCAGTACCTAACGAAACTTAAAATGACAATGGAAGACTTGAAATGCAAACAGGTATCGATGCCATCCCAGAGCCAATGTTGTTAATCAAACAGTGTTCTGACCCCCCTTGAGATGGTACGCTAATAAAGTTGGTGAACGTGTACCTTACATTGGTGATGAAGGCGATCACTATGAATACCGGTCGAGAGAACCGGCCGGTTATATTAACTTTGTTTTGAAATGCGACGCGGAGGTAGTTGATGGACTTTAAGAATCTAACCATCGAACAACAATGGGAATTATGGCAAGAACAAAACCCTGTGGATAAAGTACCCGATATCACGGACGAAGAACTGAAAGAAGCTCTTGTCCGTGATTTGTCGGAGGTGTCTCAAATGTCCGTAGGCGAATACATTCTATACCAAAAACACGAAGAGGTGAAGACCAAGTATCCGACACACAACGTCAGTACTTTGTTTGGTGAAGAGCAACAACTGGTCAACCTTGAACAGAAAAAACTCTTGAATCATCTAAAGAGCAACATCTGGCGACCAAAGAATGTCGAAGACTATTTGAATCTGAAACCGAAACTCGTTCTTACAACAGAGCCTGGACTACCAGCAAAGTGGAATGCCTTTCGAACATTCACCTCGTCAATGAAGAACTCTTCCAATATCGGTCGTAATCTGGGATACATCGTAATTGATGAAGTGACTGGCAACTACCTCGGTGTCATCTGTATTTCTTCGGACTTCCTTGATCTAACTCCGCGTGATAAGTGGATCGGTTGGGACCGTGAGAAGAAAACGCAAGGCCACATGATTAACTATACTGCTATCGGTTCTACTCTCGTACCGACGCAACCACTTGGTTTTAATTATGTTGGTGGTAAACTGTTAGCGTTGTTGTGTATATCTGACACCGTGCAGGACGATTGGAAGGAGTCGTATGGTGATACACTGGCAGGCGTCACCACAACTTCTCTGTACGGCAAAACGAAGTTAGGCGGTCTGTCACAGTATGATAACTTGAAACACTGGAAGAAAATGGGTTACACCTCTGGTTCAGTGGCCTATCAGGCGACAAAGAAAACACAATACATGTTGCGTGATTGGTTACACAAACACCACACCTATCGATACTTTGAATGGTATGGCGCAGTGAAACCAACCGGTCAACCTTTCAAACGTGACCATCGTAATCGATCGTTTCACTGGACATATCAGAAGTTGAAGGTCGATAAGGCATTGACTCACAGCGCACATGCTCGTGGTATTTACTTCTCACCGTTGTACACAAACACCCGTGAGTTTTTATGTGGTGAGATTGAAGAATCGCAACTTGATAAGGCTTTCGATACAAGTGTCGAGGGTTTGTCTAATTTATGGAAGACTAAATATGCGAGTAAACGCATTAAGAGTCTCGTTAAAAACGACCGTGTGTCCGATGAAACTTTATTCTATGACGATTTAATTTATTTGGACTGGCAAGAGACGAAGGATAAATATCTCGAAGCAATCGGCAGGTAAAATAAAATGAAAAGTTTCTCAGAATTCATGGCAGAAGGGGTCAATGATCCCGCAATCTTCAAGGCAATCTTTCTTGCTGGCGGACCTGGATCAGGTAAGTCATTCATTGTAGGCAAGACAGGATTAGGTTCTCTTGGTTTTAAAATTGTCAACTCTGACAATGCATTTGAAAAGGCCATGAATAAAGCGAAAATTTCGATGGACGCCGAGGGTGTTTTCTCACAGAAAGGTCAAGAAATTCGCGGCAAGGCAAAGAAACTAACCCAGTATCGGTATGGAAGGTTACCTTGCAGGTCGTCTTGGTCTTGTAATTGATGGTACTGGTAAGGATGCCGAGAAAATTAAGAGGCAGTCAAAGGAACTCGATGCACTGGGTTATGAGACTGCTATGATCTTTGTCAACACAGACCTCGAAACGGCAATGAAAAGAAACCAAGCGAGGCCACGCTCACTGCCTGATCAACAGGTAGAGGCGATGTGGAAAGACGTACAGAAAAATATCGGCAAGTTTCAATCGATGTTTGGTAAAAATTTTATCGTTATAGATAATAGTGTTGGCGCAAACTATGAAAAGGCAACACAATCCGGTTACAAATGGGCAAGTAAATTTGCAGATCAAAAAATCCGTCGACCAGTTGCTAAAAAGTGGATCGAAAGAGAACGCGCTAAAAAATAATCATTTAACATCATGGAGTAAATCATGCAAGAATTGATAGATAAGGTCGTCACAATAGTAACAACCGCTGGTGACGTTATAGGACAAGTTGAATCAATTGAAGATGGTATTATAAAACTACACAAACCTAGATTGTTTTACACAGTCAATGATCAACAAGGCAATGGACAACTTGCATTAGCACCGTCAATCTCAGCGACAGCGACGCCTTTTGTCAGTACTGCTTGGGTTAGTGTCAACGGTGTTGTTAGCGTTTCATACGCAAGCGACGATGCCACTTTAGCTTGGCAAGGTTCCAATAAACCTGAAATAACTTCAGTAAGTCAGACGCACTAAATGCCTGATCTTTCACTGACACATGTTAAGGATTATTTTCGTGATCAACGAGTTTTGATCGTCGGTAATTCTGTAGAGATGTTTAATCACCGCAAAGGTGATTTCATTGACAGTTTCGATAAAGTTATACGTTTAGGTAATGGCATCAGAATGAAAGGCAGGTCAGAAGTACTCGGTACAAAGTGCAACGTCTGGTCTTCAGGTGACTTCAGGATGAAAGAGTATTTTGAATATCATACCGAGGATCAAACCAAACTAATCGAATTAATTCTATTCAACAACAACAGATTGAGAATAGAACGACCAGCCGTTAAATCTTGGGTGGATAAAATACCTCCAGAAAAAGTTCATCAGATGTTTACCGATAAAGAAATTATTGAAAAAAATAAAAAATTCAAATATGACGGATGGTCTGATAACAACGACGAACGCACAGCAAGATTATCTGGTGGAATCATCGCCATTATGTTTATGGTAGAGAAGGTTCAAACTCAAAAATCTCTAGACATAATAGGATTTGATTTCTTCAAAAAATCTACTTCGGATATACGGCGCGCCGATCAAGTCAAACACCACTCGTGGCATAGACCTATACGTGATGTTATTTGGGAAAACGATAGATACTCTTGGGACCACGATCATCACAACGAAAAACAATATACACTTAGAGCGCAAGAAGATGGTCACCTAAAGTGGCATATGTTGAGTGACTTACAGGAAGAAGTAATCAATGATCCAAAGTTTACGAACTGGTGATGTATAAAGTTTTCATAGGGTACGATTCGTCGATACCTAAACTGTCTTATACTGCTGCTGAGAGCCTACTGGATCATAGTAGTGTTCCGCTTCAGATAACATTCCTCAATCAAAAAAACATTCCAGAATATACCAGACCGAGAGGAGAATACGACAGCACCGAATTCTCCAACTCTCGTTTCATGACACCTTATTTGTCACGATTCGAAGGATGGTCTTTGTTTATGGATAACGACATTATCTGTCAGGCGGATATTGCAAAACTTTTTGATCACAGAAATATGAAATATTCCGTTATGTGCTGCAAACACTCTCAGGTGGTCAAAGATGACAAGAAGTTTTTAGGCCGCGAACAGACAAAATATAGTTGCAAGAACTGGTCGAGTGTGATATTATTCAATAATACGATGTGCACAAATCTTTTGCCAGATTATGTCAATGCGGCATCTGGACTCGATTTGCACCAGTTTAAGTGGACGTCATTTAACAAGATCGGTGAGTTACCTTTAGAATGGAATTATTTGGTTGACAATGCAAATCAGTCGTGTTATCCTCCCTAAAATGATACATTACACAAACGGCGGCCCTTATTATGAGGATACCAAAGATTGTGAACATGCAGATAAATGGCAACATGTGGCGAGGCGTTTAGATTATGATGTACGGAAGTTTACAACACGATTTTAGTGGCCGTAAAAGAAGAAAGTCGAAAGTCAAAGGAGAGGTCTATGGTAAGTTTAAGAAACCGGCATTTGAACAACATGCGGTACCAATCGTTAAGACGTATGCAATGGTCAGACTCGAAGAAGCACACCGAATACCAAGCAATACCGATTTCTCAACCGCAAGACCAGAATCGACCGCAAAACCCGAGAGAAAAGAATACACAGGAACACTTGTAAAGGGTATTTCGACCTTACACAAGTCAAATGCCGTTCCAATTATCAGTCAAGACGACGCTTTAGAACATGCGAGGATGAGGCGATGAAAAGTAAAAACCGAACAGCACGACGAATTGGTGCCCTTCAACGGTTGAAGGCATCTGTTTTCTTCGAAAAGAAAGGCCGATCGGAGAAGGATTGGCAGTCTAGGGTAGAAAAAGAGGTGCAAATACTAGAAAAACGCACATAGTTATAAGGAATTGTGAATTAATAACAAAAAAATCTAAGAAAAGTCAGTTTTTTGCAACGAAAAACTTCAATGAAATCAATAACTTACAAGCGTGGAAAAAGTCGTTATAAATCAACGACTTACCGCTTGTGTTCTCCGATGGTTACTGTATAATTACATATGTAATTTGATGATTCAGAGAGAGTTTTTTTTATGAAGTATCTAGCGATTGGTAACAATGCTAAAACAATCAAGTCGGACAAGTCTGGCGAATACCTCACCGCTATAATGTATATGCGTCCTAACCTTAACATTTGCGCTATGTCTGAGCTTGCTCAGTGCATCGATGCTTGTTTGAATACCGCAGGACGCGGCGCAATGAATAGTATTCAAGCAGCGCGCCAACGTAAAACGGATGCTTTTCAGGCTGACCCTGTTGCTTTTGTCGATCAACTCAAGGACGATATTATCAAGGCACAGCGCAAAGCCACCAAAAAAGGTGTCAAACTGGCAGTGCGGCCTTCAACGGTACTTCTGATATTGCATGGGAGAATTTGTCCGGTTCGAACGGCAATACCATCATGCAAGAATTTCCCGACGTGCAGTTTTATGATTACACCAAGTTACCCGGCCGCAAGGTGCCCGCTAACTATCACCTTACCGTTTCTTACTCTGGCGCTAACGCCAAGTATGCATCGAAGGTGCTGCGCTCGCGTCACAATATCGCGGTTGTTTTCCGTGACAAAGAATCCATTCCAGAATTTTTCAATGGTCGTCCCGTAATCGATGGTGACCGTGATGACCTCCGCTTCCTTGACCAAACAAATTCTATTGTCGCCTTGTACGCGAAAGGCAAGGCTAAAAAAGACACCACGGGTTTTGTGATCGACAATGCCCCTTCATTGATCGCTGTTGCAGCTTAGGAGTAGATTATGAATCCAGACACAACTGATTTTGACAAACTTTGGGACACTCTTGTTCCTCGCTCAGGCCATTGCGATACGTATGCTGGTGAGTTAATTCGCGCAGCAGGCAGATTGCAATATGATTTTTATAATAACGGCATGGGCAACAATACGTCCGGTTGCGTTAATTTTCTGAAACGCGAATCAGTTATCACCGATGAAATATGGGAGACCGTGCATTATTATTCAGTCGGTCGTTTCTATCAAGGCGGTTACGAAGGCGACGAAATGCACAATAGTATTAATGAGATTGTGCGGATGACCACTGAACTGGTAATGACCAATCCTCAGTTAATGACCATTGAGAATTCTGTGGATTGTTTTGATTTAGATGACGAAGAAATTAGTTTCTGCTCTCAATGCGGCGCCGAGAGCGATAATTACGTTTGTGGATATTGTCAAGAGGATATGGATTATGAATGTCACGGTTGAGTTACCATGGTTTGCAAAGGGCGCGACTGGTGAGTACCTGCATGATTGTGTGGTGCATAGATTATACATACTTGAACACCCAGACTGGTCTGGTCTCGCCGACGATGCCCGAAAAAGAGGTTTGACCTCAAGTGAAGTTTATCAATTTTTAAATAGAGTGAGAGAGGAAGGATAATATGAGTTACACAGCTGCTGCTGCTAGAACTGGTTGTATGGGTCAACGTTTGATTGCGGGTTTCGATACCGCTGATCTGTTTGTTGATAATGCAGGCGAACCTATTAAGGTTTGGGAACGCGAGGTGTCATATATCGGCACCGCCACATTGCGACAAGCAATGTCACAAGACCAATGGTTACGGTTTGATTTGTTGACCAATATTTTCATGAGAGAAAAAGGCAACGTGCCTCTTACAGACGAGGTAGAATTTTATGCCTCTGGTAACATCAAAGAACTTCGACACAAAAAGGTCGCCTACCGAATGAAAGGCACCTCTTACTTTGGCACCAACAAAAAACCCATAATCGAGGAGACTGACGATGGCGACATTTGAGTTTCCTATAGTATTGGGTATCGCCTTCTTTATCATACAATGTTTTCTTGTGTATCGATCTGGATATTATACGGGTCTCGATGAAGGTTTTAGAAAGGCACTATTTCTTATGGAGAAGGCAGAGCTTGAGGTCTTAGCCGAAAGGGTGCAAGGTGAAAAAAATGGTGAGTGATAAAGTAATCTTAACCGATTGTGATGGTGTGATGTTAGATTGGGTGTATGCTTTCGACCAGTGGATGAAACGACACGGTTACCGTATCAAAGCAGTTAATGATTATGACATTGGTAAAAGATATGATGTGGGTTATGCTGAGAAAAAAAGACTGACCCGGATGTTTAATGAGTCGGCTTCTATTCGTAAGATTCCACCTCTGAGAGACGCAATCAAGTATATCCGCAAACTACATGAGGAACACGGTTATGTTTTTCATGTGATCACATCATTAAGCGACAACGAGTATGCTCAACACCTTAGGACAAAAAATCTATGTGAGACTTTCGGCCATAGTGTTTTCGAGAAATATGTCTATCTCGACTGTGGTGCTGATAAGGATGAAGCGTTAGAAAAATATCGAGATAGTGGTTGTTACTGGGTAGAGGATAAACCAGAAAATGCGGACGTTGGTTGCAAAATAGGACTAAATAGTGTTATAATGGGTCATGGGTACAACGTTGATTATAAAGGTGACGCTTTACGTGTGCAAAATTGGAAAGAAATTTATCAACTGATAACAGGAAATTAGGAGAAAAATATGTCAGCAGAAGTTATTGTAGGTCTAGTTATCGTCGCGGCAGCAGTCTATCTAATCGTGAAGAATAGAGACAACGGTTCTAACAGCGGTAACGGTACCGGTGGTAGTGGCGGCAAAAATGGCGGATCAAACCAAAATCTAAAATAATTCGATGATGTGGTATCAGTAGGAAGCATGGACAGGGGTTCAATTCCCCTCGCCTCCACCAGAAACGCATTAGTGTCCAGTTAAGTTTGGAACACATCTGATAAAGTGGCTAGTGCGTTTCTGTTGGGGGCGTTCTGGATTCGACAGGCGACCCCAAAGTATCATTGAGAATCAGTCCATGAACGCTGACTGTAAAAACGGTGGTTCAAATTAATAAATGCTAACGATGCGTTTTACGGTGAAGTTGCCCTAGCGGCATAATCACCTGAGGTTCCGCTCCCCCCCTTATTATCCAATGGGAGCAACATTCTAACAACGAAATGGGGTGAAGATGTCACAATCTCTGGCCATTCTAGCTGTCTTTCGTAATGAGTCGCATATCATACGAGAATTTATTGAACACCATATAGAACTTGGTGTCGATAGATTTTATTTGATAGACAATGATAGTGACGATAATTGGCGAGATGAGATATCTGATTATCTTGACCGCATTGAAATATTTTTTTACGATACGGTTTCAAATAAAGTTCAACTTGATAATTTTCAGAATCGTCAACCTCGGTTATATGCTAAGCATGTTAAAAAGATAAAGGAAGATTGGGTTTTAATTTGTGACCTCGACGAATTTACTTACACGAGAAATGACAAAAGTATAAAGGAGTTGTTACAACGTTGCGAAGACGAAGACGTAACGCAGATAATAATTCCTCTGAGAAATTTCACTAGCAACAAACTGATAAGACAACCGAACTCTGTTAGAAAATCTTTTACTGAAAGAAATAGTTATGACGGTTTACCACCGAATGATGACACCGCATATGTTCCTTCTATGCATAAATCTATCGTTAAAAGAGAAAACATATCGAAAATAGAAATAACAGTTTCGTCGGTCGATAGTGGTTACAGTGTTTTCGCTGATTTGAATTTTGAAGAAAAAACTAAATGGTTTGATTCTTCTAATAAAGATGCTCATAATTTTTTTCATAGTTGGCGGGCCACAAACCACGGCATTTTTAAATACAGACATAAGAGTGATGAAGAGCAGGACAAGTGTTTGATTGTGATTAATCATTATCAACATCAAAGCAATGAACACTACATAAATACAAAGATGAGTCGCGGAGTAATAGGTTACGTCTGCGTAAATAAACATGAGAAAACAACTCATCAATATTGGACTCGACGTTATCTTTGGTTGGAAGAAAATCCTACAATACAAGACACTGAGCTTAGAGATATGGTGATAGAGAATGAGAGAAAAATGGCACGGCGGTAAAGGATCGAAACCGAGACCGATAGAAGACCGTAAACAATATGAAGATAATTGGGATAAAATTTTCAACAAGGATAAAAAGAAGGAAAAAACTAAAGGTAACAAATGACTGAAGAATCGCCGCAAAAAACTGTTTCGGATTTCTCTGCAAATTTTTCTCAGAATAAAGTAAGTGTTAATGTTGATCGATTCATCGATTTGATGCATGAGAATCAAACACTGAAACATCAAGTCACAGAACTCGAGAATTCGATATCAGATAATCGATGGTCATCATGGATAGATTTTGCGTTGATGTTAAATAAGTGGCGGCTCTTTCCAAGGGCTTTCATTACAGTCTATATGATGTTATTATACTATAGTACAATGTGGTTCATGTCACTTGAACAACCAACGTCAGAACAGGCTGCTCTGATATCTGTGATTGTTGGTGCTGGTGCTGCATGGTTTGGATTATATACAAAGACGACGGGAGATGGACATGAGTGAAGAAGTGTGGGATCGCGAAGCAGACC